ACCTGTTTGTTATTTCGCATAAAGGTGATATACTGGTTGACAAGTTCCTCAGGACCCTTAGGTTTGAAAAAGTTAACGACTTTTCCAAAATGTCTGACGAGTCCTAAATATTCTTATCTAGTATCTATATCATGGATTACAAACCTTACAGTCCTGAGTGGCACAGATATCGATACCTAAAAGAGGCAATCGACAAATATCTGGATGACTACATTGACCCAACCTTTATCATGGATGACATTCGTGACATCTTGCATATTCGGTCAGAGACTGCTTATGACGAGTTTCAACGAATCAACCAACTAGAGCACTATCTCTCGGACGAATAATATGCTTTCTACTCAATACAGACTACGTTTAGAGTTTATTTGTAAGTGTATTGTAAATGGAGAGGATGTAAAACTTGAAGACATGATTTGGGCAGAGAAACTTGCCAAAAGGCATACAACTGCTCGTGAATGGTTGAACAAAGCAAGACGAAAGGCTGCTAATCCTGATATGGTAGAAGGCAGTATGGATGATTTTATGAATCAGTTGGGACTCGGTGACCCCGACCCTTCTAACTATAGAAGTGGATTTGGCAGTGCCGACGAAATCGTAGACTGGTTCAAACAAGATAAACCTGATGATTGGAGACAACGAGACTGATTATGAGTATCCCCCATTTCAAATCCCAACACGACTGGGAAGCATTTACCCAAATCTTTGATAGTCAGTGGCATTGCAAAAGAGCACTGCTGAATCGTGTCAAGGATGATATGTTCCCTGGTTATGAGTGGCATTCACTCACACCAAAGTCTATTGAAGTCATCAATGACATTGTAACAAATCTCCTGTATGATGTAGACCGTAAGTTCAAAGAAACTCACCAGGACTACAAGACTGAGGATGATGACCTCTTCATTCCTTATCGTTCTTTCAAAGAGAATGTAGCAGAAGCACTGAATGAAGCACTGGATAAGAGGGGTAAAGATGGGGTTTGAAGTTCAAACTTGGGACGACCAACATAAGTGTGTTAGGTTTCATTCTGTAGTAGATGCTATTGATTATGAAGATGCTGCCCAAGTAGTACGAGGGTTACATCCAGAACAAAACGTTATTTCAGTTATCAAACGAGCCAATGATTGACAATACTTGTGTAATCTATACTAACGGCAGTCAAGAGTGTGAGAGAGTTGCTGCTCTCTTGAAATCTCTTGGTGGTGAATATCATGAGTACAAACTTGACTGCCACTTTTCTCAGAGAGCATTTGAGGCAGAGTTTGGTAAAGATGCTGAGTATCCTCAAGTTGCTATCGGGTCAAAGCACATTGGTAGTCTGAAAGAAACACTTCAGTACATGAATGAGCAAGGTGTATTGAATGGGAAAGCGTAGGTCTGCCTGGAGAATCTGGGCAAAAGCACTAGGAGAAAAGAGTGGAAAAGATGACCGAGAGGCAGACACAGTGGCTGGTCTACGGACTTTTATATTTTTCACTTATCTTGTCACTAATGTTGCCATTGTTGCAAACGCAGTAAGGCATTGGGACGATGCGAAAACTGTCCCAGCTGTTGCCGAATGCCAGGCACCTCTGCTATAATACACAGGTAAACGACGGAAGCGGATGAACACTCAAGAAGTCAAAGGCACTCTCGCCAAACTACTGGCAACCGAGAACTTGACTGTAGAGCATCGTAAGGTCTCTACTGCCTGTTTTGATGTCGATAAACGTCTCCTTATCCTTCCTATCTGGAAGACCGCTTCTAACACCGTTTACGACCTGCTGGTAGGGCATGAGGTCGGTCATGCCCTATACACCCCCAACGAAGACTTCAGGGGCGTCTCTAAGGCGTTTGTGAACGTCCTAGAGGATGCTCGCATCGAACGCATGATGAAGGTAACCTACCCTGGTCTTCGTAAGTCCTTCTTTGAAGGATACAAGCAACTCTGGGATATGGATTTCTTTGGAGTAAAGAACGATGATATTTCTACTCTGTCTTTGATTGACCGCATTAACCTGTACTTCAAAGGCAATCCTGAAGTTCCCTTTGCCGACGAAGAAATGATTTGGGTGCAACGAGCATCCAAAACCAAAACCTTTGCTGAGGTTATTGCACTTGCTAAAGAACTCTGGGAGTATGCAAACCAAAAGCAAGAAGAAAAAGAGGCAATGGCAATGCCTCAATCTGAAGACGGTCCTCCTGCTGACCGTGAAGAGGAAGTAAACCCCACTAGCAATGAGAGTGAAAACGAAAGTGGCGATGACGAAGAATCTGAGCAGCAAGATTCTGGAGATGAGCATGACCCTGCTCATCTTGATGTTCCTTCCTACGAGGGTGGTAGTAGCACTTCTGACGAAACTGAATCTGTTACTGAGGATGCACTTTCTCAGGCACTAGAGACTCTGATTGATGACAATGCTAAGGAATGGGTGTATCTGACCACACCTAATATTGATGTCAATGACTACATTGTTCCTTTCAATGTCATTCAAGAGAATCTATACTTCCATTTCTATGGTCGGGCATTTGATTCTAAAGATAGTCAGGACTACTACTTTGGCAATCTTGAGTATGCACTAAATCACTACGAAACTTTCAAGAAAGATACTCAAAAGACTGTTAGCTATCTGTGTAAGCAGTTTGAAATGAAAAAGTCTGCTGACGAATACAAACGAGCAGCAACTTCTAAGACGGGTGTTCTTGACACCAACAAACTGTTTAAGTACAAACTCACCGAAGACATCTTTAAGAAAGTCACTGTCATTCCCGAAGGCAAGAATCACGGTCTGGTAATGCACCTTGACTGGTCTGGTTCTATGCAACACCAAATGCTTGATACTCTCAAGCAAGTTTATAACCTGGTTTGGTTCTGCAAGAAAGCAGGTATTCCTTTCCGAGTGTATGCTTTCCAATCTGGATACGGTTTTGAAGACCGTTACAAAGAAGAGATTACTCAGAAAGAAAACGAACTTGCCCTTTCTCCCGACTTTCGTTTACTAGAGTTGCTCTCTTCTCGCCAGAACAAACAGTCTCTGGAGAAATCTATGCAACTGGTTTACACTCAGGTGTTTGCCATGAATGGTTATCGCATCAGTTGCTGTCAGGAATACAATCTTGGTGGCACTCCTCTTGCTGAGGCAGTCTATTGCACTCGCCAGATTGTTGCTCAGATGAAGAAGGTTGAGCGTGTCAGTAAGGTTAATGTCATCTGTCTCACTGACGGTGAAGCAAACCCGATGAGTTATATTCAACGTATTCCTGAAGAACATCGCTATCATGACCGAGAGTTCAAGTACTCTTATCTGTGCCATCAGCGTCACAAGGTATTCTTCCTTCGTGATAGTTTGACAGGGTATACTCGGAAAATTTCCGCTCATCCCTATGAAACTACGAAAGAGATTGTTTCTTTCTATCGTGAGATTACTGATTACAACTGGGTCGGTATTCGCATTTGTACCAAGAATGACCTAACTCGTCTGGTCCGTGAGTTTGCAAATGATGAATTTGATGTCATTGACAAGCAGTGGAAGAAAGAACGCTTCGCTTCTATCAAGAACAAAGCAGGATTTAGTGAATCTTTCTACATGCCTAACCAAGGTATCGGTGAGTCTTCTCAGGATATTGAAGTGAAGCAGAAGAAAGAAGTTGCCACTAAGGCAGAATTGACCCGTGCATTTAAAAAGCATATGGGTTCTAAGATGACAAACAAAACTATCCTCAATGCATTCATTGAGCAAATCGCATGAGAAACTGGGAAGTAACCTACAAACTGCCCACCACTGGGGCTAAATATTACAAGAAGATAGTGGAAGCGGTATATCAACACGAAGCAAAACGGATTGCCCAAGCAGAGATGCCGAGTGCCATCATATGTGGCAATCCAAGACCTGTCCACTAGACCCTCCCGAAAGGGGGGGTTTTCTGCTATAATTACTAGGTAATCAAGAGGAGAGCAATGCCCCGCAAGTCCGACATCACTACTTCCCAGATTGTTGAGACCCTTGTTAAAGATTTCGGCACCGAAGTCTGTGCAGACAATGTTCGTTCTGTAGCAGATTCTCTTGGTGTATCCTACGCTACTGCTTGTAAGCGTCTTGACTCTTATAAATCTGGTAGGGGTAAGTGGAATCTTACTGTTCAAGAGATTGAGCAGGCATATGAAGCACCCTCTGCTGTTTCTTCTGTAAACTATATTCCCGAAAAAGATGATTCCTACGTCCAGTTTGGTAATTTTCAGTCTGTACGCAAAGTTATTCAGTCTCGCCAGTTCTATCCGATTTTTATCACGGGACTTTCTGGCAACGGTAAAACTATGTCTGTTGAACAGGCATGTGCTTCTGCGAAGCGGGAGTTGATTCGTGTCAACATCACCATCGAAACGGATGAAGATGACCTTATTGGCGGTTTCCGTCTCGTCAATGGTGATACTGTTTGGCATAATGGTCCTGTCATCGAGGCTCTGGAGAGGGGAGCTGTGCTGCTTCTAGATGAGATTGACCTGGCATCTAACAAGATTCTTTGTCTGCAATCTGTTCTGGAAGGTAAAGGTATTTTCCTGAAGAAGATTGGTCGCTATGTGCGTCCTGCTGCAGGATTCACTGTGATTGCTACTGCCAACACTAAGGGTAAAGGTTCTGATGATGGTCGCTTTGTCGGCACCAACATCTTGAACGAAGCATTCCTTGAGCGTTTCCCCGTGACCTTTGAGCAGGAGTATCCTTCTGCAACTGTAGAAACTAAGATTCTGCAGAATGCTGGTTGCGATGACCAGTTTGCTGAGAACCTTGTCAAGTGGGCAGGTGTTATCCGTAAGACCTTCTTTGACGGTGGTGTTGATGAGGTCATCACCACTCGCCGCCTGGTGCATATTGTTCAGGCATACCAAATCTTTGGTGACCGCCTTGATGCGATTACCAAGTGTGTCAATCGTTTTGACGATGACACCAAACAATCTTTCCTTGACCTGTATACAAAGGTTGACGCAGGCGAGGATTCCGAGTACAATGAGAACGAAGACTCTATCTGATTATGAACAAGTACAATGAAAATGCAATTCTAGATGAATTGCGTACTTACATCACCGATACCTATCGTCAGCATTATTCTACTGGTGATGATGGCATCCAAACCCTTGATTTGATTGAAGCATGTGGTGATGGTGAAGCATTCTGTCGGAGCAACATTCTGAAGTATGCTTCCCGATATGATAAGAAGGGCACTGCCCGTCGTGACATTATCAAGGTGTTGCACTATGCAGTTCTACTACTGCACTTCAATGATAAAAATGCCAACCGTGAGGAGTATCCTAATCGATGACTGTTATTTCCCGTCCTACTATTGATGTACTGAAGAACTTCTGTTCTATTAACAAGTCCATTGTTATCAAACCTGGTAACAAGATTTCTACTCTTAGCATCAATAAAAACATTCTTGCTATCGCTGATGTCGAAGAACAGTTTGACACGCAGATTTCGATTTACGACCTGGGTGTATTTCTTGGTGGTTTGTCTTTGTTTGACGCTCCTAAGATTGATACTAGCAATAGTAACTATGTGACTGTCAGCGATGTTACTGGTCGTTCTAAGACTCGGTTCTTCTATGCTGACCCCGATATTATCACCCAACCCCCCGAGAAGGAAATCCAGATTCCCTCTTCCGATGTGAAGTTTCGTCTGGATGCTGCTGTTCTGCAACAACTTCAACGTGCTGCTAGCATCTATCAACTGCCTGACCTGTGCCTCTATGGTCATGATGGTTCTATGCAACTTTGTGTAACTGACAAGAAGAATGATACTTCTAACAGTTATTCGGTTGAAGTTGGTGAAACTGAGGATGAGTTCTGCTTCTGTTTCAAGGTTGAGAACCTGAAACTTCTTGCTGGTGACTACAACGTTACTGTCAGCAAGCATAACGTTGCTTTGTTCCAAGGTGACGGTATCAAATACTTCATTGCGTTGGAGCCTAACAACTGATGAGACACGTCCTGTTCACCCTTAAGGGGTGTAGTATGGTTCTTCTTGACGATGAGCAATACAT